TCAGTTCACGCGCTTTTTCTTCTCGCCCATCCATGCATCCGCCTGAATGGCCGCCGCCGTGAAGCTGTTGTTCTTCCACCAGCTCACCAGAGCGGCCACGGTGGTGATGCCGGCCGTCACCAGCTGTTCCACGGTGGAGCTCTCGATGGGCAGGATGGGCTTGCCCATGGCGCTCAGCACCTGGTTTGTCAGCGCCAGCAGCAGCACGGCCGTGCGGGCAATGGTCCCTGTGGAAATGTGATTGTTATTCATGTTCGGTTCCTTTCTGCCCTTCCGGGCCTTCCGATCTCTGTTTCAAAATGTCCACGGCCTTGGTGATGACCGCCGGGATCGGCAGCCCCATCAGGCCCGCGTTCTCGATGATGCTCAGCGTCTCGTTGCAGATAAAGCCGATCACCACGGCGTCCCGCACAAAACTGGTCGCCATCACGGCATCCAGCCGACAGGCCACCAGCACGATCAGCAAGGTCTCGCCCTTGCGGCACAGCCCCTTCCACCCGGCCCGGCTTTCCAGCGCGCCGGTCTTGCTTTTCGGGCTGGCATGGAACACCCCCGCCACGATCAGGCCGGTAATGTAGTCAATGGCCATAAAGATGATCAGTGTCTGCAGCGCGGCGTCCCACCCGCCGAATAAGCTGGCGATCACCCCGCCCAGCGCGCCCACGGCCACACAGAAATAATCCTTCACGTTCTCACCCCCTCTCAGCCGGTCCACCGGCTCTTGGCGGCCCGGACGTCCACATGTACAAAGGCGCAGTTCCGCACGCCGGTCTTGATGGGGTAGATGCCGATGCCTCCGGAGTTCGGCATAAGGCTCTCCACATACTCGGCCAGTTTGGTGATAAGGACCCCCTGGATGTAGATGTCCGCAGCCTTGCCGTACTGGTGTTGGCTGAACTTCGCACCGCCTACTTTCTTGCTCAAGTTGTAGGCAGCCGTCCGGTAGGCCGAGTTGATGACCACCGGCCTGCCAAAGTGGTCCCGCACTTTCTGCAGCAGCGTCACCAGTTCGCTGTCGATAAAGATCGGGTCGCTGCCATCGCGGCAGCGGAACTCCTTCACCTGAAAGTTCTTGCTCAGATAGCGGCCGCCATCCTTCGCAAGCGAATAAACTTCTAATGCCATATGTACTACGTCCTTTCTGTTCAGGCCGTCTTCGGGCGGTCTGCTTTTTTATGCTGCAATGATGTGTCCGGTGTCGTCCACCAGCGTGGACGGTGGCAGGATCATGCAGGGGCTGACACCATGATTGCTGCCGTACCGTGTTGCCGTAACACCCCTACTAGTAACCGAATAAATATAATCCGTCTTGGAGTAATACGACGATCTCGTCCAGCAGCCACTCCAGCTACTAACCCCATTTTGCTGGAAATAAGCTAACCTCGTGCCTTCAACATTCGCATCCGGTGCAGCTCTATCGCAATCGAGTTCAGAAACGGACAAAATGAATGCTTTGGTGCTCAAACCTTTCGACCCGCTATGAACGTACCCACTGGATGCGCCATCGCTGGTGTAATAGGTATACGGGATTTTCACCGTCTTGATTGCGCTCCGAATAGCGGCATCAATCAAGTTATAGAATGTCCCGTTGAGATACGAGTGGATATAGCTCTCCGCGTATCGGTTATAGGCCGAGTCAAAGCGCATGCTTGTGTAGCTGCCCAACATCAGCAGCCACACCCCGTTGCAGCTCTCATCATACTTGCTGCTGGGCAGGCCCTGGTGTACCACTAGCCACTCATAGTCCGTGCCGCCTACCGCAATCTTGACGGTGCTGCCCACAGCCAGAGTGCCCAGCGGTGTGCCGCGCTGGTACCACAGGCGGGCGGTGCCATTTGCGTCACCCACATAAGCTTTTTTGACGGTCCGTGCCACGCCATCCACACCCACATACAGGCCCTTGATCTTGCGCGCCACGCCGTCAATGCCGATATATCCGCTCATGCCACCACCTCCTTACTGGTACACCAGATACACAGCCCCTGCTGTCAGCGCGCTGCTGCCTGCGGTCAGGTCGGTGGTGCTGGCGGTCACTTGCGCGGGGCTGTACCCCAGCGCTGCCGCAACATTGTCGGATGTCACAGTAAGCGTTCCGTCCTCCTCAACACTGAGGTTCTCCCCCACCTTCACCAGACCCAGCGTGTCCGCCGTCGCGGTCGGGATGGTGTAGCTTGTCTGCTCCCCGCTGCCAAGGGTCAGGGTCAGCGTCCGGCCATTCAGGGCAACGTTCTTCACATACGCTGCGCCGCCTTCCTCCACAGCCCCCACGTCGGCCGCCGTCATCGGCGTGCTCTTTCCGGTGCCGCCGTGCTCCACAGCCAGAACGCCGGTCATGTTTTCCAGGCTCGTGGTGTCCTTCGTCTGCAGGGTCTGGGTGCTGCCGTCGCCGAAGGTCAGCGTCAGCGTCTGCCCCACAAGGCGCACGGCCTTCACATACCCGGCGCTGCCTTCCGGCACCGCGCCCAGGTCGTCGGCGGTCAGTGTCACCACGCCGCCCTTGCCGTTCACGCTGCGCACCGCCCCGTCCGAAGGGGCCGTCAGCTCTGCCCGTTCCGCCGCTGCTTCGGCCCGGTCGGCATCGCTTTCCACGCTCTGCTGCGCCACCACTGCCTGCGCGGCCGCCGTCTGGGCCGTGTTCTGCGCCATCTGCGCAATGGCCGCGTCTTTTTTCGCACTGGCCGCACTGTTCCGCGCCTCTTTCGCACTGTTCTGCGCACTGTTGGCATAGACCAGCACCTGCGCCACAAAGGTCTCATACTGCGTCGGGCTGATCTCGGCGTCGCCGTCGGTGGCAAGCGTCTCGTAGCAGTCGTATTTCGTCGGCCGGGTCAGTGCCCGGTAGCCGTCCTCGCCCAGCGCCAGCAGCATCCAGCTGCCGCACTTCGCGGCCGTGAACGCTTTGCCCACCGCCACACTGTGTTCTTCGTCCAGCAAAATGGGCGCAGGCAGCGTGCCGTCCTGCTGCTGGATGTGCAGCGTCACGCTCTTGCCCTGCCACTCCTCCGGCAGCTCAAAATAAAGCCGCTCCACGTTGGCGCTGGACTGCCCGCCCAGGTGCAGCACCCGCATCTCCGGGCAAAACTCCACCCCGCTGAATTCCTTTCGGATGATCTTCACCCGCATGGTTTTTCCCTCCTTCCGTCTTGTGTCCAGCGTATCACAAATCATGCCGGCGCAACACTGCGGACTTTTTCGCACACACAAAAAAAGACCCACGGTTTCCCGTGAGCCTTTCCTATGGTTCAGAATTGATTCAAAATATCATGGTGTCCAATGTCCAGCAGCAAAATGATGGTGTCGCCATCGTACTCCCAGATCACTCGCACATCCATGTTCACGCTGAACTCAAACAAATCTGTTGTTCCCTGAATACGCTTTGTCCGCAACGACGGGTACAATGGATCCATGGTCAGAATTTCCAGCTTCTTTTTCAGCTGTGTCCGTTCCGCTGCATTCAGTTTTTTCAGGTTTTTGATAAATCGCCTGGTGTATGTGATCTTATAGCTCATTCGTCTGCACCGTCCAACATATCAAACAGTGCGTCCACGTTGTCAAATACCGGCTGCTCTCCGGCCGCGATCTTTGCCTTTGCCTCGTTGATTTCTCCGCGCAGTTCGTCCAGATACTTCTTCGGGTACACGGCCACCGGCATCAGCTCAATGACGCCGTCCTTTTCCACGATCTCCAGTTTGTCGCCCTCACGCAGCCCCATTCTCTGCACAATGTCCTTCGGAATGGTGATCTGTGATTTCGTCCTCAGTTCGGTCAGCATCGTTGTGCGCTCCCTTCTTGTAAGATTTTCTCACTTTCTTACTTTTATTATACTCCACTTCCCGCAGAAAGCAACACCCCCGGCAGAGATTTTCCGCCGGGGGCCTTTCCTCTCCTTATCTCACCGCTGCATACGGGTCTTTTTTCTCCTCGCTTTCCGCCTTGTCCGCCGCCTTCACCCACTGGGCAAAGGTCTTCTCCGTGTACAGTGCCTTGCCGTCCGCGTCCACCAGTGCCAGCAGCATGGTCTCCATCTGCTGCCGGTCGGCGTCGCTGCCCGCAAGGTACTCTGGCTTTGCCGTCTCGGTGATCTTTCCCTTCAGCGTCGAAGCGCTCTTGCCTGCCTTCGCCAGCCGGTCGTACTCCTCCTGTACGGCACTGGCGTCCCAGCTGTCCACGGCTTCCACAAGGTCGTCCGTCGCGCTGGAGTTGTCGCCTTTCAGCAACTTGTCCGCCAGCTGGTTCACCGCGCCGGTCACGCAGTCCACCACGTCCCCACGCTTTCCCTTCGGCAGTCTCAGCGCATCGCTCAGCTGCTCGATCATCTGCATTTCCAGCTCATACCGTTTCTGGTCATCTCCCGCATTCTGCGCCTCGGCCGCTGCCTTCACATTCGCGTCGTACTTCACCAGCCGGGTCTTCAGCTGCTTGTAAACGTCTTCTCCTTTCCCCATCTCGTTCAGCTTTTCCACCGCTGCCTTTGCCTCGTCGCTGTCGCCGCTGGCATAGGCATTGTACAGCCGGTCGTACTGGCCGGTGGCGCTCTGCGGCACCGAGTTGAAGCTGAAGGTCCCTCCGTGGGCAAGGTTTTCGATGTCTTCCACATATCCCTGCACGGCTTCCACGATCTTCCGGCCGTTGCCGTAGGGTACGCCCGCCACTTCGAAGCCGTCCTCCAGCAGGGTCATGAACCGCTGCATCAGCTTGTCGTGGTGCTGCTGCAGCTGCCCCTCGTCCATTTCGCCGGTGTCCTTCCGAAACTCCTTGAAGAACTTCTCCACATCTCCGGCCAGATCGTTCACCACACTGATGCTTGCCGCGCTCAGCACGTCGTAGTCTTTGCCGTTCATCGCGTTGTCGATCAGGCTGTAGAGCTCACTGCCGTAGAGGAAGTTGCCTGCAAAGCTCTCGGTGTAAAGGCTTGCGAACCGCTGCCACATGCTCTTGGCGGTCACGTCGCCGTTCTCGTCCTGCTCCCGGTCCCACCGGTGCAGCAGAAAATCCGCGCCGATCTTCATCACCGCGAACACAGCCGTCTGCGCCACCTGGCTCACAATGGCCCGGTTCCGCTGCGCCGCAGCCCGCTGCAGTTCCGCCTTGTTCTCCTCGCTCTGGTTCTGCCGGTAGCGCTCTGCCTGGGCGTTGTAATCGCCGATGGCGTCCGCCAAAATGCCGTAGTTCTGGAAGCGCTGGGTGGTAAACATCGTCAGCTGCTTCAGCAGTTCGTTGGGGTTGCGCTGGATGCCCGCCCGCTGCATCACGGTGTAGTTGGGCTGGGTCTGCTCGATCACCTTCTGGTATGTGCGGCTCACCGCTTCCCAGTATGCCGGGCTTCCGGTCACGTCCGCACCCTCAAATTCGGCCGCGTGGCTGCGCACATACCGCTTACTGCCTTCCCACAGCGCTGCCACCGTGATCTCGTCCATGCCGTTGATCCAGCCGGTCAGTGCCGTCGGCAGCTTGTCCATGGCCTTCTCGGCCACTGTTTCGCTCTGTCCGATGCTGGCAAGTTCGCCCTTCTGGCTGCCGCGCTTGCGCCAGTCCAGCAGTACGTCCCCGTGCTCTCTGATCTCCGTTTCCAGCGCCGTCCGCGCCTTGGGCGAAAGGTTTTTCACAAAGGGCACCACCGCTGCCATGGTATCCCCGCCCAGCACCGCCGCTGCCGTCGGCAGGCTCGCCGCCTGCGCAATGGCCACGCCCGGGTTCAGGGTCAGCACCGCGCCCGCGTAGTTTCCGCGCAGGTTTCCCAGCACCCGGTTTGCCGTACTGGGCCGCTTGCGCTGGGTGGTCTGCAGGTCGGTCAGCAGATCGTTGATGTAGCTCACCGCGTCTCGGCCCCACTGCTCCTTGATGATGCCGTTCTTCAGGTTGGTGAGCCCTTCCTGTGTCTCCACGCTGCTGTTCAAAATTTTCTGCACATCCCGGATGGGCGCTGCCAGGCCCGCATAGGCCGCCGTGTCCCGCAGGCTGCGCTGCACCACACTGCTGCACTCCTCCAGCAAAATGGGCTGGCTGCTCTTGACGCGGTTCTTCAGAAAGCCCCGGCCCTCAATGGTCGCGTCCAGGTTCAGGCCCTCGATCTGGGTCGCCAGCACCGACCGGTCCACCGCGATGGGGTAATAGTTCTTCACGGTGGCCCGCTGGTAGCCCACCAGCTGCAGACTGGTCTCGTTGATGAGCTTCGTGGTGTAGTGGTCAAAAAAATCCTTCATGTCCGCGCACCACGCCCGGTCGTAGTCGCTCATGGCCGCTTCCACGGTCTGCAGGATGCTGTCCGCCGTGGGCGTGCCGTCCGCATTTGTCAGCATGCCCAGGTGTACGGTCTGTCCCTTCTGGTAAGCCTGCTCAATGTCACCTTTGTTGTACAGCTTTGCATCCGGGATCACAAAGCCGCCGTTCATCAGGTGCTCGATGCTGTCCTTGTTCTGCAGGTGCATGTACAAACTGCACAGCTGTGCATGGGTCAGTTCGGCTTTCTTTCCCTTCACATCGGTCAGGCCCACGTCCACAAGGTCTGCGCCCGGGCCTGCAAAGGCCTGCATCTCTTTCACATGCTCTTTTCCGGTCACGTTGGCAAAAAGCTTTTCGCCTTCCACGGTGATCTTCGTCTGCCGGTACTGGCCGTCGTTCAGCATGTTGGCCATCTTTTCCATCTGGCCATTCTTCGCATAGCCGCCCAGCATCCGGAAGACCCGCTGGCCGCCCAGCATGTCCAGCTGATACTTCGTCAGCAGATTGCGCACGCCGTCCAGCTTTCCGCCGGGGTGGTTGCCCTTGCTCTGCCGCACCTCGCTGGCTGCGCCTTCCGCGATCTTGCTCACTTCCTCGGCCTTTGCCAGGCTCAGCGTCTTGTTTGCGTTCTTGATCACATGCAGCGTGCTGCTCGTGATGGCTTTTAGCATCCGCATCTGATCCACCGTCATGGGCAGATAGGTGCGGTTCTCGGTCTCCTTGATGCGCTTGCGCAGCCGCTCCTGCAATGCCCGCGCCTTCTCGCTGTCCGGCAGCGCCTCGGCGGCGGCCAGCTGTTCGTGCAGCCGGGTCAGCTTTGCGTCCTTTGTCGCCTGCAGGTCATCCCGCAGCGTCTGGATCAGGGTATCCACGCCGGTCTGCTTCCATTCTTCGGTCATGGCATTGGGGCTGTTCTCGCTGCCCGCGCTCTGCCGGATCTGGTCCTGCAGCCTCGTCAGCTGGTTCACGGCCTTGTTGTTCAGAATGGTCATGTCCGCCAGCTTCGCCACCTGTGCCGCCGCATCCACAAGGTTTTTCTGCACATACTTGTCCTTCGACGGCCGCAGCAGCATCTGGTTCAGCTGGGCCGCGTTCTGCCGGATGCTGCGCTTCAGCTCGTCCATCTTCCGTGCGTCCCGTGCCCGCTGCACCCGCTTTTCGGCCACCGCTTTTGCAATGGCAATGTCCTCGTCCCGCTGCTGGCGTGCTGTCTCAATGGCAACGGCATTTCGCTGCGCCTGTTTCTGTTCAAAGGCTGCCCGCTTGCGCTCGTTGTCCGCCTCCCATTCCATGATCTCATTTTCCTGTACCAGCAGCGAGTATTCCGCCTTGTCCGCGCGCTGCTTTTCCTGCCGCAGCTGCCACGCCAGTTCGTTTTTCTCGCTGCGCAGCTTCTGCATTTCCAGCTTTGCTTCGTCCAGCATCTCCTGCCGTTCGGCCTTCATGCGCTTCACTTCCTGCTTCATCTCCCGCTCGTAGCTTTCCCGCAGGAAGGTCAGCTTTTCGTTCAGGTTGCCCACGTTGGAAGTATCCACGCCCAAGGTCTCCAGATTCTCGTCCAGCAGCTTTTCAGCCTGTGCGTTCTGCCGCTGCAGTTCGGTCATCTGCTGCACCTCGGCGCTCTGGTTTGCCGCACGCCGGTTCTCGTACATCCGGCGGTTGAACTCCCGCTGCTGCGCCTTCTGCACGTCTTTCAGGCCCTTCGTCACTTCGGCAGCGCGTTCTTCGCTGCCCGCCGCAGCCTGTGCCACCTGTAGGTTGTGCCGCTGGATGCCCTCAAAGATGGCCTGGGCGTCGGTCATCTCCGGTGTGTTCAGAATGTCCCCGATGATCCGGCCCGCCAGCTCCACCTTGGCGTCCTCATACTCGGCGTCGTCTGCAAACCTGCTCTGCGTCGCGGGCTTGATGGCGTCGTGCAGGTTCATCAGCACGCTCAGCCATTCGGTGCTTTCCATGCTCATTGCACCGTCCACTCCGGCCTGCTGCGCCGCTGCCTTCCACAGCGCCTTCGCGCCGTCGCTGGTGCCGCCCACGGCCCGGTTGTCGTTGATCACGCTGTCATACTGCTCCACGGGGTTGCCGTCCCGCACGCCTTCGGCCTGCCGCAGGCTCACGCCGTGCTTCCGGGCTTCAGCCACCGCTGCGCTCCAGCTGCCGTATGCCTTCACCAGTTCTGCCTTTGCCTGTCCCGTCTTGTTCACGGTGTATTCCAGCTTGTGCAGTTCCGGGTACTCGTCCCACAGTTCGCTGTTGCGGTAGGTCGCCCCGTCCAGAATTTCGCCTGCCAGCGTTTCTGCCAGCGCCTGGCCCTTCTCCATGTCCGCGCCGTCCGCCTTCAGGTACTCCACCAACACTTCGGTCTCCCGTGCAAGCTTTGCCCGGTCCACCCTGCTGCCGTTGGCCTTTGCCCAGCGGCTGGCCAGCCCTTCAATGGCGCTCTGGCTCACCTTCACGCCCCGTGTCAGCCCAAAGAACTGGCTCAGCGTGTCCAGCGCTGCCGCCTTGTCCGCAATGGCCCGGCTCGCCGTCTGCTGGTCGTTCTTCTTCGCGTCCCGGCTGGCCTGCTCTGCCAGCTGATAGCGGAACTTCGCAAGGCCGCTTTCCTGTGCCAGCTCTCCGGTCCGGTAATAGTCCCGGATTTCCCGCACCACGCGGTCAGCGTCCACCCGGCCGCTGTACTCCTTGCTGGCCGCCACCCGGCCGTCCGCCGTAGAGATGTCCAGCGTGAACTGCCTGCGTGCGCTGCCCAGCTCCTGCGCCATCTGCCGGATCTGTTCCAGCTGCTGCGCGGTGGGTGCCGTGTCTGCCGAAAGGTCGATGCCAGGTCCCTCGGCCATCACGCGCACGTTGCCGTCCAGCAAAAATTCATTTAAGGCTTCCGTTCCAGTCTTTACCTCCGCCGGGCCGAACACACTCATGATCTCCCGGTGGTCGGTGTCTCGGGTGCGGTCATTCTGGGCAAAGTTCAGCATCTGACCGTCCGGCAGGATGTACCCCGCCCGGTTGAAATCCTCGGTCGTACCAAACTGTTCCTTTGCCAGTGCGCGGCGGTATTCTGCCTTGCTGCCGTAGGCTTCGGCCTTTGCATCATACGCCGCCTGTTCTGCCTTGCCCTCTGCCGCTCTTTGTTGCTGCATCCGGGCATTGACCGCTTTCATCCGGTCGTCCAGCGCGGCGCTCTGGTCATCCAGCTGCGCCATGCGGGCATTGTAGTCTTTGCGCTTTGCAAGGTAATTCTGGTATTCTTCGCTGTCCCGGTAGGCTTTTGCTTCCGCAGAAAAGATGCCCAGTGCTTTCTTCTTCGCTTCGATTGCCTTCACTGCATCGCTTTCCAGCCAGGCACTGCGTTCTTCCTTCAGGGCCCGCCGCTGCTTGTCCAGCTGCTGCTGTTCGTCGCGCAGCTTCGTCAGCTCGTCTGTCTCGCTCAGCTGATACCGCACATTTTTCTTCAGCGTCCCGTTATTTCCCTTGTTTTCGGCGGTTTCCTGTGCTATACTTGTGTCAGAAGATACTTCCTGAGCAGCCATAGCGCTGCTCCGCACATCCATCGGGAGATGTGTGGGAGTATCTTCTTTTTTTGTCGGTTTTCCGGCATCGTCAAATGTCACATAACTACCATCCGACCAACACACTTCGTGTGTATAAAAAGCTTTTCTGCCGTCTTCTCTTGTGTAAGAGTTCACAATTACCGCTTCGTTGATTCTGGTTTCATCCATAATTACCGGCCCAGCAAAAACATATGTGTCATAGCCCTTGCCTTGCCAGTTTTTTTCATATCCAATCTGATTGCCGTTACGAATCACTCCCGGAATAGCTGCGACCGCAGCCTGCTTTGCTGCACTATTTCCATGACGCACTGTTTTATTCGCGCCATAATGCTTTAATTCAACGATTCCAAAGTTTTCTCTTTCCACTTTATTTCCGATCGAATCGAAAAAAGCATCAATGTTCTCAACATTCTCCCTCGCGTTTTTCCCGAAATTCACCTCATTTCCACGGATTTCCGCTACCGGCTCCATTTCTTCCAGTTCACCCAGATGATCGTTCATCTGTTCTGTCAGAGACTCGCTGTCCTCATGCAGCTTGAATCGTGTTCCTTCCGCCGCACCCTTGTTCTCAAGGGCTGCGGCGTTTTCTTTTGCACTCCGCAGGCTGTCCAGAGCCTTTTCCGCGTGGGCAAAGTATTCGTCCTGCAGCACCCGCTTTTCCGCTTCGGCCAGGCGCTGTGCCCGCAGGGCCGCTTTGTTCTCCGGGTCCTTGGCCAGCACTTCCTTTGCGCGGCTCACGATGTCGCTCAGCAGTTCCTTCACCTTGTTCATCACTTTGCGGATGGTGCCTGCCCGGCCCGCATTCTTCTCAGCCTGCTGCCGCTGGAACTCCACCCAGCGCTTGAAGCTTGCTTCATCGCTGAAGATGCCGCGCCAGGCGTCCGCCACCAGTTCTTCCGCCGCCTGTTCATAGGTCAGGCCCTGCTGTGCATAGTCCGCAGCTTTCTCCCGGATCATCGCGTCGATGTTCTCATAGCCCTCGCTCTTGGCCAGAAATTCCAGCGCGTGCTGCTGCAGTGCCTGTGCGCCTTCGGCGTCCAGCGAGTTGTACCAGTGGTAGTCCTCGTGCAGGATGGTGCCGAACACGTCCTCGGCGCTGTCCGCAAAATAGATTTGTGCCACCTCGGTGTCTACATAGGCTTTCACCCGGTCATTGCCCTGCAGCACCGTCTTCAGCACTGCGTCGGTGTCCGTAGCCCGGGCGTTCAGCTCGATCAACTGGGTGCCCACATCGTTTGCCGTGCGCATGGTCCCCTTATAAAGCACCCGTCCGCTGCCGCTGGTGCTCTTTTCGGTCAGTTCTCCGCCCAGGGTCCCCCGCTGCATGCTCCCGGCTTCCATCTCGCCGTGCCCCTGCAGCCACGCCAGCTGTAAAGCCTGCCTGCCGCCGTCCTGTGCCAGCACATACTCGGTGTTCACCGCAAGCCCGTTCATGCCCTGCGCCAGCTCCATCGCCTTGTCAAAGGTGGTCACATCTTCCATCTGGCCCAGACGGTACAGACTGCTGGCTGCGGCCGCATACCGCTCGGCATCTCCAATGCCCACCGGCATGTTTTTGCTGATGGTCTCGCTCGCCGCATCCGACACCTTCCAGCGGGTCAACTCCTGCTGCACCTGCCGCTGCTGTGTGCTCCGGCTCTGCTGCGTCAGACCGTAGGTCTCCCGCAGCCCGCTGTGCTGTTCTGCCGGGCTGCTTTCCACCGTTTCCCCGGTGTTCTCCACAGCGTTCTGCTGCGCAGCATGGCTTTCTGCCTGCGCCTGCCGGTGCAGCTGTTCCGGGTCAAACAGCAGTGTCTTCGGGTCTTCCAGGTCTACTTTCTGCACCGTTTCGGTCCCGTCTGCAAAGCGCACTGTCATGGTGTCGTTGCTCAGGCTCACGCTGTAGCCCTGCCCGCTTTCCGCCTGCTGCGCCGGTGTTTCCGCTGCGGTTTCCGCAGATGCAGCCGCTGCCTGGGTGCTCTGCTGCTGTGCTGCCAGTTCCCGCAGTGTCTGACGCGTCTTTGCCGCTGTCTCCGGCAGTTCCATGCCGTATTCTTCCGCAAACGCCGCTCGGTTTGCTTCGTTCGCCGCATTCGGGGTAAACAGGTTGATGGTTTTTCCGGTCAGTTCCCCGTCCGCCATGGCAGCGGCCAGCTGCTGCACCGCCTGGTTTTCGCTGCGCACCGTCTGTGCCGTGCTCTGCGCGCCCATCGCTTCCTGTGCAGCCTGCACCATCTCTGCAGCCTGCTGTGCCTGCATGTCCGCCGGGCTCAAGGCTTCCCCCTCGGGGGAAGCTGTCGCCGAAGGCGACTGATGAGGGGAAGCCGCGTGCGCGCTTTCTTCCTGCTCTGCATTCCTTTGAGAAAGGCTCTCCCCTCGGGAGAGCTCCGTTGCAGCTCCGGCATCGCCGGACTGCAGCGGTGAGAGGGGTCCGCCCGCTGCCGCATCAAACCGGGCGTTCATCTTGCCCAGCCCGGTGCCCACAGCGCCGCCCAGCGCACCGGAAGCGCCGCCGGTCAGGCCGCTTTCCACCGCGTTCAGGAAGGTGTCTTTCTTGAACAGGTTCTGCGCTGCTTCACTGTCGCCCAGCCAAGCATCGATCAGTTGGTCTGCATAGGTCTCCACAAAGGCCTGCATGGCGTTGTCCACGCCGCCCGAGACGGCGTTCGCGATTGCCGGGTACTGCTGCGCCAGCGGGCCGTTGTCGGCCACGCTGCGCACCAGGTCTGCCAGTTTGCTCGCCAGCGTGTCCTTGGCGCCGTCCAGCCCCAGCGTTTTGGTCAGGTCTGCCACGCCCACGCTGTTGATCAGATACCCCGCGCCGAACTTCAGCGCACCGTTTTTCGCTGTTTTATCTGCGCTGTCATGCCGTTCCATGCTTTGTATCAGTGCATCTGAAGCGCCGGAGCCGCTCAGCATCATCAGCACTGCTTCCGGACCCATCAGTTCCGCCACAGTCAGATTCTGCGCTGCACTGCCCACGATGCCCAGCGCCTTCTGTGCCAGCGGTGAAAGGCCGCTCAACGAAGACTGTGCGTATCTTTGCCCCTGCTTCGACCACTGATATCCGATGCTCTTTTCCGGGTCCATTTTTGTGCTTACTTTGGTCAGCTGATATCGGCCGCGCATTTTGTCGATTTCGTCCTGGCTGTATCCCATCTTCAGCAAGTCAGCATCTTTGTCCCGGAAGCTCCCCGAAAGACGGTCATCTCCTGCTTTGATCAGCCCTGTCGGGTTCAGCTCATCGCCTGTCACGATCAGCTCCAGCAATGTTCTCTGGCGCTCGTCTCCCGCAACCTCCTCTCGCAGTGCGTCCAGATTTTTCAGGCTGCTTTCTCCGTCATTGGCTTTCTGGGCCAGGCTTTCACCTTCGCCGATAAGCCATCCCATCGGCGAGTCCACCCAGCTGCCCACAAAGTCAAATGCCCGTGTTCCAACTTTCTCCAGCATGGAAACACCGTCATAGTCTTCGATGTATTTCCGTGCTTCCTGGATTTCTTTTGCTGTGTAGCCCATCCGCAGCAAATCGCCATTGCTATATTTCGGCGTTTTGTCTCCAGCATCCTGTGTCGTCCAATCCGATTCCTTGATGCCGGTCGCCGTCTCCAGCTGATTGCTGGTCATCCGCATCAGGTCCACCAGTTCCCGGTGGCGCGGGCTTTCGTCCATCCACTGGTTCAGCTGCCGGAACCGGCTCTGGTTCAGTTTCTGTGTTTCTTCCGTAAACACATCTTTCTGCGCCTGCGCCATAGCGCCCCAGAGGCCTTCTTCTCCCCTGGCAATGGCCGCGATACGCTGTTCTTCGGTCGGCTTCACCGTGCCGCGCACCTGCGCCGCCGGGGTGCTGCTGCCAGCCTTTCCCAGCCATTCCGGCTGTTCCGTGCCGCCCCGGATTTCGGCAGGCTGCACAATGCCATTCTTTCCCGGGTAGGCCTGCAGGTTCCCGGTGCCGTTCTTCGCCACCTCCAGCTGCAGCTTCGGGTTCGTGCTGCGTGCACTGCCCGTGCTGCCCATCATCTGCGCCAGCACCTGCCCGCCCAGGCTTCCGGCGGTGGTCATGCCGCTGGCTGCCGTTGCCCGGGCGGGAGTTCCTGTCTCCCAGCTTTCCCGCGCTTTTTTGATTCGTTCAGGCGTCCACTCTCCGCTTGTTTCCTTCGGGGACGCTTTGGTTTCTGGCGCTTTGGTCGTCTGTGCTGCGGGTTTCTGATTTCCCGCTTCCCAGTTTTCTCTTGCCTTTTTCAGTCGCTCCGGTGTCCACGTTTCCATGTTTACGTCTCCTTATTTTTCCGCCTGAATGATTTTCATGATGGATGCCAGTGTATTGTCTGTAATGCCATCCGAGGAAAGCCGCCCTGCGATCTGCTCCAGCGTGTATCCCTGATTTTTCATGCTTTCTGCTGTTGCCAGCCCGCTGCGCAGCGGGCTGGATCGAGTGCTTGCCCGAGTGGATGCTCCCACAGTGCTGCCCATACTCTCACTCTGCAGCCATCCCGCATCCGTCAGGGTCTGCTTGTAAAAGTCATACAGCGGGTCTCCCTCTTTCATGCTTTTGAAATCTTTCGCCATCGTCTGCAGCTGGCTGGTAGTAAAGGTGCTCCCGCTCTTGCCGCTCGACCTGCTGCCCGAGCTCCTACTGCTGCCGGTCTTCGTGCCGTACTTCCGCTTCAGCTGCAGCTGACCGCTCAGCAGGTTCAGGTTGCTCTGGTTCTGCCGGTTTGCAATGGTGCTGTAATAGTCGATGCTGTTCGGGTCCAGCCCCACCGCCGTCAGATAGCTCTTGGCCGCCGTGTCGTAGCCGCTGCCTGCCAGACCCGCTGCCGTGGTCAGATAGGTCAGCTTATCCTGGTCCACCTGCGACAGCCCCTGCCAGGTGTCCAGCATCGTGCTGTCCAGCCCGTATTTTGCCAGCAGCTGCGTTGCTGCGTCATCAAAACCGGCCTGCTTGTAGGCAGCCGCCTGCTGCAGTGCCGCCATCTGGTCGCTCAGCTCGTTCCGGGTCAGACTGTCATTGTACTGCCGCTCTGCGAAAGCGTTCTCCCAGTCCTGCTGCCGGTATCCGCGGTAAGCGTCATACCCTTCCAGCGCCGCTGCGCCCACGTTCTTCAGCACATTCCACGCATTGCTCAGGAAATCGCTCTTTTCCTGCCGCGCCTGCTGGGTCTGGTCGTACTGGTAGTTTCGCCAGTCTGCCGCGTTGCTCACGCTGCCGTCGTACTCCCTGCGCTCCAGCTGGTCCTGTCCCAGCAGCGCGTTCAGCTGGCTGCTGGTTCCGCTCAGCTGCTGCTGCCACTGGGTCAGTGCGTCCGCCCGGGCCTGCGCCAGCGTGCCCGCCGTGCTGCCGGTCTGGCTGGCCGCCGCCTGGTTCGCCGCACTCTGGGCCCAGTCCGCCCCGTACCCGCCGGAAAGCCCCTGTGCCGTCTGCGCGGCCGCGTCGGCCCCAGCGCCCGCATTGTTAAACAGGCGGCTCAGCGCGCCCCGGTAGCTGTCGCCGGTCGAAGCGTAGCCCGTGCCCGCCTGGTTCTGGCCGGTCATGCTCTGCAAAGCGTCCTGGATGTCCTGGTCATAGCTGTTGTCATAAGCCCCCGGCATCGCGTTCTCCGCGTCGGTCAGCTTCTTCTGTGCATTGTTCAGTCTCGAAAATACGCCCATTGTGTTCTCCTTTCTTTACAAAAAGAACGGCAAAATCTGCGCCGCCAGCCCGATCACCTGGAACAGCCCGTTCAAAAAGTCCTGCGTGTTCTGCTGGTGCTCGTTGTAGGCGTTCTGGTATTCGTTCTGCCGGTAAGAAAGCCCGTCCTTCCAGTTCGCCAGGTCCTTCTGGTACTTGTTGTAGTCGTTCTCCTCGGCGCTCTGCAGCCCGCTCAGCTCTGTCTGCAGCCCGGCCTTCTTCGTGTTGTACTCGCTGCGGCTCTGGCTCATCAGGCCGTCCAGCACGTTGTCCAGGTCGTTCATGGTCGATGCATAGGCCTTCTGGCCCGCCTGGGTGCCGTAGCTGGAGCCGTAGCCGCCGGTCCGTGCGCTGGCATCCGCCTGGGCGTTCTGGTTTGCCAGCTTCGCCTTCTGGGTGTACTGGCTCTTGTACTGCTGGTATGCCGTGTCCGCCGCCGGGTCATAGTCATAGTCGCCCATGCCGTCGATCTGGCCCATCACGTCCTTGATCTGCCCCTGGTACTTGCTCTGATAGTCCGCGGGCTTCGTCTGCTCGTAGCGTTCCAGCTCGCTTCTCGCGTCCGTCAGTCTACTCATGCGTTCTTCACCTTCTTCAAAAAGTCCTCGTTCATGTTCTCGCTGTCCAGATTGGTCAGCACATACCCCAGCTGTTCCTGCAGCTGGTACAGGTAGTTGGTCAGCGCTTCGGCATCTTCGGCCGGCATGTCCTCGCTGAACTTCGGCAGGCCAATGCCCGCCAGTCCCGCCACACTTGCCATTGTTTCGCTCCTTTCTACCGTCTCGGCACCGCGCCGCTCACCCGTCCTCCGGCTGCGTCCGCCAGCGTCAGGGCCACGCTGCGCAGCACCATCTGCCCGCTGCCGGAAAACTTCAGCCGCATCAGGTCGTGCCGCCGCGGCACAAAGGGCAGGTTGATCCGCTCGTCGGCCCGCACCGCTGCGCAGCTGCCCACCGTCTCCCAGTCCCCGCCGTCGTAGCTCACGGCCACGTCCACCACCGTGTGGGCCAGTGCATCCAGCCGCAGCGTCACCCGGCTCACATACTTGTCGTCCGGGCTGCTCATGCCAATGTCGCCGGTCACCGCCTCAAACTGTAACCGCGTCTCGGTCTCGCCGTCCTCCTCCCGGTCCGGGTCTGCCGCCCATAGGGCATTGCCGTCCCAGAGATACAGCTGCTGCCCGGTGCCCACCATTTCGGTGCCCGCCGGGCTTTCCTCGTGCCACAGTCCCGTCTCCGTGTCGTACACCAGCAGCCGCCCGCCGGTCTCCGTTTTTCGTTTCAGGTAAAGGTAGTACCGCGCATCCAGGCTGCCGCCCATGGCCCACTCCACCGCCGTCAGCCTGCCGGTGGCCAGCGTCCCGGACACCTTTGTGGGCAGGCTGCCGCCCCAGGCCATCACCCCGTCCGGCGAAAGGTAATAAAGCGTCTCCGCGATCACGCACAGGCTGCCCGCTGCGTTCGCCGCCACGCCCCGGCACCGCACGCTGGAAAGCTGGTAGTCGCTGGGCTTCGAGCCGTACAGCTTGTGGATGCAGTTCTCCTTGAAGAACAGCACATACCCCATGCAGCTGGCCGCGCCGGTAAACGCCCCGTCGCTGCCCACGCTCACTGCGTAGCTGTCCGAAGCGATGCCCCGGTAGCTGTACCAGTTGGTGGGGTCGCCCAGGGCGCAGGCGTAAATGGTGTTCTCCTTCCGGCTGCAGCCCCACACCCGGTTGCCCTGTTCGGTCACAAAATCGAAGTCCGGCACCTGCCGTTCCATGGTCACCGGCGCGGTCGCCGCCTCGTTCTCGGTCGCTTTGCCGTCCAGGCTCTGCCAGGTGGTGCCGGTGCGGCTGATGGTCCAGCTGCCGTAATACCGGTCCGTGTCCTCCGTGGGCACCAGCGTCGCAATGATGTCATCTTCTTCCAGCGTCCCCACCGTGATCTCTCCGTTCAGCCCCGCCGCCACCGCGTCGCACACGGCCTGCTGCATCCCGCTCAGGGTCACGGTGTCGCCCTCCTTCAGCACGCCGCCCACGCCCGGGCAGTGGATGCGCACCGTCTGCAAAAGCACTTCCTGCCACTTCTTGTTTTTTGCGCTGTACTTCAGCAGCACGCTGCCGGTGCCGTAGGGCGCGTCGTCGGTGCTTTTCAAAAACAGCTGCCCGTCCTCCGGCTTTTCCGGTTCGGTGTCTCCCGCGCCGGTGGGGTGGTAGAGCACGCCTTCCGTGTCGCAGGGCGTCACAGTCATGGCTTCGTCCCCCAGCTCCCACTTCGCAGCAAGGTCGGTCAGGGTGCCCGTCTCGGTGTCAAAGGCCTTCTTGTCCGGCCAGATCAGCACCTTCGTGCCCATGCCCGCCAGCGCCTTGTGCTCGTCGGTCAGAGCATTTTCCAGCACCACAGCCCCGCTGCGGCCCTCATCTGCGTCCGGCGTGTACTCCAGCGTGGTGCCCCGGCAGAGCAAAAGCCCGTTCAGGTGGTACATGCCGTTCACGTCCTTCACCTCCCGGGTCTTCCTGCGCGGGGCCCGGGTCTGCAGCGCCGGGTATCCCCGGCTGGAAAAGTTCATCTCCCGGCTCAGCTCTGCCTCGCTGCACCCATAGGTCTCGTTCACGCCGCCAAAGGCCCGCAGCAGTTGCCGCCCGGCCTGTAAAATGTTCAAATTGGTTCCATCTATCATGCTGCACCTTCCTTTAAACAAGGCTCCCACCTTGGGGGAGCTCCGCAACGCGCCGCCGTCAGGCGGACGGAAGCGGTGAGAGGGCGTCAATACCTCCACTGCACCCCGCCCGCCGGGGGATACTTTCGCCGCATCCACGCAGCAAACTCCTGCACATAGTCGCTGTACATCTGCAGCGCGTTCGTGGCCCGGGCCGTCTCGCCCAGTGCAAGGTCCATCTGTGCACACAGCCAGTGGGTGTACAGCGGGCCAAACTCCTCCGGTGCCAGCAGTTCGGTGTCGTAGGCAAGGCCGTCTGCCCATGCCTTGTCCGCGCCCACCGCGTCAAAGTCGCTGCACACGCTGCGCTGCACCACGCTGGAGCGCAGCCGCGCGTCGCACTGCCGCAGCCAGTTCTGTTTCAGCCCGTCCGAAAATTCGTTGTTCGGCCGCATCTCGTCGGCCTGTTCAATTGCCTGTCCTGCCGTCATCTCATCAACTCCTTCATGCAAAAACACCCGGCACAGCCAGAGTGCCGCTGTACCGGGTGTCCGTTGTTTCTGTCAGATTACACGCGCTGTGCCTGCTGCACCGCTGCCGCCTCTGCTGCCGCGATTTTCTCCGCTGCAGCGTTGTCCATCTCCTCGCTGTGGCGCAGCACCTCGGCAATGGCCTTCGGCACCTCCACGTCCACACCGCGCTGGATCAGATAAGTCTCGCCGTTCACGCCCACGAAAACGGGCTCGCTGTAGCGGTGCCCGTCCTTGAACAGATGCACGATCTCGGTGTCCTTCTCTGCCTGTGCGTTCTCCTGCACAGCTTCGGTCATTGCTGCAGCGTCCTGCACCGCAGCTTCCTGCTTCTTTACTGCCATAGTTTCTCCTTTCATGCGCCGCAGCGCACATCATCTGCCCCATGGGCAGACATCATTTGCCCGTCCGGGCATCCTCATTGCGCAGCACATCATGCCGCGCCAGCGGCTTTGTGTCAGTTCGCCAGTGCCTTTGCGCTGTACCTCTCGCTGCAGCTCTCAATGCGCACCATGTACGGCTCGCTCAGGCGTTCGGCGGTCTTGGTGGCCTTCCAGCCCACGGAAGCGCGCTGGTTCAGCGGGTCGTCGCCGTAGCCCAGCTGCTTCACGATGTGCTGCATGCCGCCGCCTTCCAGCTCGGTGGTAGCGTAGGCGTGGGCACCCAGCACCAGGGTGCTGAAAACCGCCAGGCCCGTCGGGCAGCCGGTGCCGGTCCAGATCTTCGCCTCGCTCGACACCACGAACCTCACGTTGTTGATCTTGCCGATCTCGCCGTTGAAAATTTCCTCCGGGGCCGCGTACTTGTGGGCGTCCACCCATGCCGGGTCCTTGCGGATGTCGTAGCTGGTGTACGGGTGCACGATGGCCACATAGCTGTCACCGATGGGGTCCGCGTTCTGGGCCTGCAGCAGGGCCACGGCCTGGTTGATCACGTCCACGGTCAGCTGCGCAGTCTTGTCCAGGCCTGCGCGGCTGGTCACGGCCGTCTCCACGCCGTCGGCCACCTTGGGCGCATAGATCACGTTGGTGCCGCCGTTCAGAATGTCGCGCACGATGGTGTCCATGGTGCGGCCGCCCTGGCTTGCCAGCAGGTTCGTGGCCTGCACCACGTTGTTGTCGATGGCGGTCAGGTCCAGCATGTCGGTCAGGGACACCCAGCCGCCGTACTGGTGCACGTCTGCGGTCACCGTGGTCACGGTCAGGGTCTGGCCCGCCGGGGTCACACCTTCGGTCAGGGGCTCGGTGGCCTTCGGCAGCGCCGTGTACTTGCGGAACTCGATGGTCTTGCCGTTGTTGGCCGGGATGGGGTAGCTGTCGCCGAACTGGTCATGCACCAGTGCAGGCTCTGCCAGGTCCAGCAGGGTCTTCTCGTAGTAGGTCTTCATTTCAGCGGACATGCCGCTGGTGGCGGTGGTGTTCTGCAGCTGTGCGCTTGCGTCAGCAAACAGCTGCAGGTCCAGTCTCTTGTTGCTCATTTGTTGGTCCTCCTTCAAAAGGTTTTTATCTTTCTCGCACCCTTCGCGCGGGAAATTCATTCTCACAGCACGATCCGTTCCCCGCGCCGTGCCCGGCGTGCCAGCTCGGCCCGCTGTGCGCGGGTCATGTGCTCCACGTCCACCTTGGTCTCTGCCGCGCCGCCGGGGCGCACGCCGTTCTCGGTGGGTCTCTGGCCGCGCTGCTGGATGCGGGCTGCCACACCCTGTTCCACCTGCTTTGCGGTCTTGGCGGTCTGGTTCTCCATCAGCTGGTCAAAGTAGGCTGCGCGGTACGCCGCTTCCAACCCGATGCCCCGCCGGATCATGTCCGCCACGGCCGGGTTGTTCAGCACTTCGTCCAGCGCAAAGCTCGGGTACTTCTGCTGCAGCCTTTCCGCTTCCGCCTGCCACTGCGCCTGCACCGCCGCCACACGCTGCTGGTGCTCGGCGGCCGCGCGCATCTGTTCGGCCCGCTGCTTCTCGGCGTTGGCCCGCTGCAGCTCCCCTTCCATCCGGTCCATCTCCCGGGCCGTCTTCACGCTGATGCCCTTTTCGGCGGCAAGGGTCTCGTAATAGGCGTCGTTCTTCACCTTGCCGTTCTTCACCGCGTCGGTCAGCGCGGTCAGGCTGTCCGGGCTGCTGGCGTCCACACCGTAGGCCTCGCCCAGCGCGTCCATCAGCGCCTTCACCTGGGGGTTGTTCTGGATGTTCTGCGCCGCCACCTGTGCCGCGCGCTGCATGGCTTCCTCAAACTCCGCCGCGTACTCGCCCTGCATCAGCTGGCCAAAGGCCCGGCGCTTTTCCGCCGGGTCTGCCGGTTTGTGCTCCGGTTCCTGTTTCTCCTGCTGCGTCTCCGGCTTTTCTTCGCCGGGTGCATCCTCTTTTGCAGCTTCGCTGCCGGTATCCGCGCCGCTATCGGCAGCCGGGGCCGGTGCGCCCGCTTTCGCGCTCTTTCCCGGGTGGCTTCTCTTTGCAAGCCGCTCCTGTGCGGGGCGCAGTTCCGGTGCCTGCACCGCCGGTGCGCTCTCCGCACCATCGCCAGCCGTCCCGCCGTCTCCGCCGTCGGCAAACAACTGCAGATCCACCATATCCTCCGTGCCCGTCCCGTCGTTAAAGGTCACAAACTTCGGGTACAGCTGCGCCACAAGTTCCAGCCCGTCCGTCACCAGCTCAAACTTTACCCGGTTTTCCGGGGTCGCTCTCGCCTGCAGTTCCAGATACGTTCCTGCAGCTCCGCTGCTGGATGCCACCGCAAAGCCGTCTTCTCTGTCGTTCACGCTGAACGCCAGCGCCTGCATCAGCGTGCTTACCGCCGCGCACACAATGTCCTGCCCTTTCGGTGCATATCCCGCGTGCCCTTCTGCCCGCAGCTTCAGCACGTTCTCCTTGGCTTCTCTATAGGTAATTCTGATCATGCCGTTCTCCTTACTCCTTATTCGGGTTGTTCACGTTCATCGCCCGCTTCGCCGCCTGGCTCGAAAGGCTGGTGGAACTGTCGCCCACCACGCCGCCAAGGCTGTTCAGGGTGCTGGCTGCTGCGGTCTTTCCGCCGCTTCCGCCCCCGCTGCCCGCTGCCGCCTGGCTGGCTGCCCCCGCCGCCGCGCTCACGTTGGTGCCGTTCTGTGCGTCGATGATCGCCGCCATCTTCTGCAGCTGCTGGGCCATCTGCTGCAGCTGCTGGTACAGTGTGCCGTTCTGGCCCACCCGCTGGCGCACCTTCTCGATGCCCTCAAAGTCCATCATGTCCAGCGCAGCCAGCGCCGCGTCAGCATTGGCTGGTGCAAAGAATCCCATCTGGTAGCATTCCTTCGCCGTCTCATTCTGGGAAAGGCGGCTGAAGGTGCTTTTCTTCGCCGCACTCACCGTGATGTCAAAGATCGGTTCCCGGTCGCCCAGCTGCACACCGCCCACCATGCCGCCGGGCTGGGGCTGTAACTGCGCATTGCTGAAGGGCACATACTCCGTGCCGCCGCTCTCTCCCGTGATGCGGTATACCCGCTGCTCGTCGTAGAACTGCCGCATCAGCTCGATGATGAAGTAGCACTCCTGCGCAAAAGCCCGGTAGGCGCTTTTCAGCATGTCGCGGGAAAGTTTGCTGCCTGCTTCCTGCAGCGCTGCAATGGCGCTGGCCGCCGTCAGGCCGCTGGTGGTGCCGCCCTGGGAAACATCGCGGTTGCCGCTGATCTCCTTCAGCTCGTTCACCCGGTCGTCCCGGTAGGTGATCAGGTTGCCCGCAAGCCCCGCCGTCTGCAGCGGCCGCATGCTCTCGTCGGTCACCCGGCCCGCCGCATGCACGATGTCCCGGCCAAAGTCGGCCAGTTCTTCCTCGTTGATCCCCGCCGTGTCGCTCAGGATGTACCGCTGCTTTGCGCTCAGCTTCACATTCTCGTCCATGGCGTGGTTCATCTCGTCAATGGCGGTCTGGGTGTCCTTCATCACGTCGATGTACCCAAAGCCCGCCGGGCTGTCCTCCTCGCGGAATAACGGGTCGAACACAAAGGGATACTTTCCGTGGTCGTAAAAGCCGCTCTCCGCGTACTGCGGGTCGTTCTCGCTGGCATACAGCACGATGCCGTTGCAATACTTGCAGTAGTGCAGCACCGTCTGCCCGCCGGGCTGGGCCTTTTTGTAGTACCAGTCCACCACCACGCTCTTGTCGGCGGTGTCGATGCTGTCATCGTGGATGTACTTTGCCACGTCCAGGCTGTGGCCGGTGTGGCCCTTCAGCTGCGGGTACTGCGCCTCCAGCTGTTCCGAGTTTGCCAGGCTCAGGCTGAACAGGTTCGGCGAGTCCTGAATGTCCTCCACGCCCGGCTCCCAGTACAGCATCAGCAGGTTCACGCTGCGGATGCTGATCTCGCCCAGGCCCTTGCGGGCCGTCGGGTCCCAGAAGATGCCCTTCACGCCGGTGCCGGTCTTCAACTTGCGCCACCAGGTGTCGCTGTACACCGTCTCGTAGTCGCACTGTTCCAGCACCGTGGGCAGGATTTTGGAGAGTACCTTCGCGGTCTCCTCGTCGTCCGCCGCCCGGGGCAGCACGTTGGGTTCCGGGTAGTTGTCCATGGCGTCGGCGTGCTTGTTGGCGATGCTGTTGAACAGCCACCCGCTGGAGGGCTTCGGCTTGCCTTCCATCATCTTGTTTTCGTAGTTCTTCCAGTGCCCCATGCGGAACCACAGCTCGTTGTCGATGATCCGCTTGTCGAGCGCCGCCTTGCCGGTCTTGTACTTCTGCAGGATATCGTTTGCCTTCTTGACTTCTTCCTCCCCGATCACCTGCGCCGTGGGCAGTTCGAAGGCTTCCCCCTCGGGGGAAGCTGTCGGCAAAGCCGACTGATGAGGGGCAGCTGCGGCATTCTGCATTTCTCCAAAGGCCCCGTCCCTCTGGTCCGGGTAGCGCTTCAGCATCCCCTGCAAAAGCTCGTTTTCATTCATGCGCTTCACCTTCTCGTTTTTCAAATCGGAGAAACGTGAAAAAATCGTTTAGCGAAGCGGCTAGATTTTTTCCGTTTCGACTTCTTCTTTGGGGTCTGAAAGGGGCGAGCAACCCCTTTCTCGTCAGGGGTAAGTGGAGTCCAGAGGATGAGAGGGGCGCGTCGAAACGCCCCTCTTGTCCTCTGGCCCAGCGGAGCGTCTACACCCTCATCACCCGCGTCCGGCTCTTTCTCTTGTCCAGGTCCAGCGGGTCGTCCTTCATCGGCACATCCCGCACCGCCTGCTTCGGGCTCAGCGGGTTTTCCATCAGCACATACCGGCACTCGTCGTAAATGTGGTCTTCCTGTGTGGTGTCAATGTCCTCCACGTTGCTCTCGTCATAGACCAGGTTCGGGATGGTGCGGATAAAATGCTTGCATGTGTCGAACACCTGGAACATCGGCCGCCCCTCGCGGTCGAAGGCCAGCCGGTAGTGGAACTGCATCTTGCCCGCAAGCCGCGTGTGGTCGCCGGGCTTCCAGAAGATGTAGTTCGGGTGCTTTTCCTGCATCTCGGCAATGCTCTCGCCCTGGCTCTCGTTGAAGATGGCCGGGTCTGCCACGCCGGTGATCTGCCGCCCCCGCAGCATGGGGTCGTTCTGCTCTGCCTCCCGGATGCGCCTTGCCTGCTCCACCGGGTCGATGCGCAGGCCTTCGTTCGGCGTACCGGTGCAGCCGTACAGCTCCTTGATGCGGTAAAGCCGCCCTTCCTCGTCGGCCGCGTACCAGCCCACGGAAAAAGGCTTTGCATAGCCGAAGTCGTACCCGCGCCAGATGCGCCAGTGTGCCGGGATGCGGAACGGCTTGATGACGTGGGTCCACCGCTGGTCCTCGTAGTGGTCCGGGTCGTTGCGCCATTCGGTGAACACCTGGCCGGAAAAGCTGTCCCAGTCGCCGTAGAGCAGCGCCTGCTTTTCCGCTTCCGGCAAGCTGGCCAGCGTGCCCAGGTATCCCGGGTCATTCTCCAGCAGCTTTTTGTTGTCAAACACCGTGGACGGGATGAACACCCGCGTGCGCCGCATCTGCTGCACGGTGCCGTCCGGCTTCTTCACGTCCACCAGCTGCACCATGCGGGTGCCCGGTGGTGCCGGTGTGATGAACCGGGCCTTCACCCATCCGTGGCCGATGCCGCCGGGGTTGGCCGTGGCCCGCATGTACACCACCGTGCCCGGGCCTGTGGGGCGGTTGCGGCTCATGAGGTAGCTGTACTCCTCCCAGGTAAAGTGGGTCAGCTCGTCCACCCCGATAAAATCAAAGGCCTTGCCCTGGTAGTTGTACTTGTCCTGGGTGCGGAACATGCTGCCGAAGTAGATTTTCGCCCCGCTGGGGAAGGTCCACACATGGCTCGACGCGTTGTACTTCGCCTTCGGGAAGACCGGCTTGTAGTACTGCATGGTCTTGTCGATCAGCTCGCTCAGCTGCGGGTAGGTCTTGCGCACGATCAGCCCGCGATAGTGTGGGATGTCCACCTGCCGCAGCGCCTCGATCACCAGCGCGTCGCTCTTGCCGCCGCCTGCGGCCCCGCCGTACAGGGCCTCGTCCTCGCTGCGCCGCATGAAGGCGGCCTGCTTCGGCTGCGGCCGCCAGAGGATGGGCCTGCCGTCATACGTCTCCCCGGCCATCCAGTACCACCTCCTGCTGCTCGCTCCTGTCCTGGCCTTCCATCAGCACCGCCGGGGCCGCGCTCTGGCTGCTGCCTTCGTCCCGGGGCACCAGCGCCGCAGCGTTGGCGGCCGTCGTCAAAAGCACCGCCGCAATGTTCGCCGCGTCCTTGTCGGTCATGGCTTTCGCTTCGTACCGTTCCAGCTGCTTTGCCAGCTCGTCCCGTTCCTCGTCGCTCAGCTGCCGGTCGTAGGTCCCCGGTGCGCTGCGCACCACAAGGCCGGTCTCCGCTGCGTCCTGCAGGTCTTCCGCCTCGCTTTTCAGCAGCCCGCCGATCTCGTACCGCCGCGATCGGGCGTCCTCGTCCAGCCGCTGCTCCAGCTTTGCCCGGATATCCGCCGCCCGCTGGTTCTCGGCCACCCGCTGCTGCAGATAACCCACCTGGGCCCGGGCCCCCAGCGCTGCCCGCGCTGCGATCTCCCGCGCCGCTTCGGCCCGCGCCTGGGCAAAGGCCCCGTCCGGCTGCTTGGCTTCCTCCGCCATCCAGCTGCGGATGGTGCTTTCCGGCACGCCGTACTTCCGGGCCACCGCGCAGATGGAGTTCGAGCCGATCATGGCCATCACCACGTCCGCCCGTACCTTTGCCGGGTACTTCTTGCCCCGGCCCTGTCGGCCGGGCACCGTGTTCTTGCAGTATCTGCGCGTCGCCATTCCCGGCCCTCCTTCCCGTGCTTTGCTTCCAGCCTATCACGTTTCTGTCTGCAAAAAAACTACGGACTTTTTTCAGCGGTCTCGCGCGGCGAGTACGGGTTGTGTTTGCTGGTTTTTCTTCAGCGGCCTTACGGCGCTTTGAAAAATCAGAACACTGCCCCAACAACTCCTCCCTGTTTCCGCCGCTGGCGGCGGTCGTCGTCGTTGCAGCACAAACAGGCCGCACACATTCGTGTCCAGCCTGTTCAGATCAGCCCCGCCGCCGCCGCATACACCGCCACGGTGGAAAGCGCCTCCAGCTCCTTGTGGTAGTAGGTCGTCCGCCCGATGTGCAGCAGCCCCACCACGTCCCACTCGCTCCGGCCCTCGATGTACCGCAGCCGCAGCAGGTCCCAGCACACCGGGTCCTCCCTGGCATAGTAGTCCCGCACCCGGCCCAGCACGTCTTCCCACTGCCCGCTGCCGTCAAACTTCCGCAGCGCCTTGCGCACCGCCTTTTTCTGCTGCTTTGTCACCCGTCCACCGCCTTCCGCGCGCAAAATAAAATAATCCTGTCTGTCAGGTGCGAACTTTCGCAAACTCTCTCCGCCGCAGGATCAGATACGCCTGCGGTTCACTGCTTTCCCAGCCCTCCGGCCGCGGCCTGTCCGTCTCGTACAGCTGCTGCGGGTCATACACCGCCACCTGTACCACTTCCCACCCCGGGAACCGTTGCTCCCACCAGTAGGCGTTCTCCGCGCACTCGGTGCAGCCCTTGCGCAGCTGCTTCCGGCTCCACTTGGTGTCGCAGGCGGCCAGCTCGTCCGGCTGCCGCAGGTTCCGCGTCTCGATGCAGCTGCGCTCTTTGTGGCCGTAGATGTACCCCACCGTGCCGTTTTTGCCCTGCCCGTCAATGCCCAGCAGCTTTTTCATGTCCATGCGGTCCACATTCATGGTGCCCAGCGGGTCGTATTCGCCGGTGCCCGGGATACGCCGCCGCCATAGGTCTTCCAGCATCTCGCGCCACTCCCGCCGGTCGGCCGCATCCAGTCCTTTGCACTGGGCAAACCCGTGCAGGTGCAGCCGTCCGGCTTCGCCCTTGCGCACCGCCCACAGCATCAGCCGGATGCTGTCCTTCGGCACGCCAAATCGCTTGCAGGTCGCCGTGATCACCCGCCGCTTGTAGTTCTCCACGTCCTTCCGGCAGGCCGCAAAGTCTGCAGGTAAATAGCCGTCCTCGTATGTACCGGTCAGGAAAAAGCCGTTCTTGTCAAAATTCGCCAGCACCTTCCGCTGCTTTCGGCGCAGGCTGGCGTACTTGTTCCGCTCCTTCTGGCCCCGGTCGCTCTCCTTGCGCTTCTTGCCCCGCTGCCGGTGCTCCTGGTCGGTCACTGCATAGACGCCCACGGTCATGTACTCGTCACCGCACTGGTATTTCTTTTCCCGGATGTAGCTTCTTCGCATCCCGGCACCTCCTGCTGGTCGTCAGCGTCCTGTGTTTTTCCGTTTCCATGATCATCACCGTCACAGAAATAACGGGTATACAAGCCCCCCAAAAGCGTCCCGCCGGACGCCCTGGAGCAATCACGCATTATAATAAGGTAGGTCCTGCCCCTTCCGGGGCCCGACAAACCATTCCGGCTAAGGTGCAGCCGTCCGCTGCACACCACCCGGCACGCCTTGTCTTTTGTCGCCAAAGCCCCCAGGCTTGATTGCCTGAGGGCCGTTTTTATGGTATTTCCGGCTTTCCCCGTGCGGCCCACACGCCGTAGCTCAGCTCCGGCAGGCCCCGCTTCCGCGCCGCTGCGTTGTACCCGCACAGCGCGTGCACGTCCAGCTGCAGCGCGTCCGGGTCCTTGAGCTTCGGGATCACGCCCTTCGCCGCCTTTTTCTGCGGCTTCGACGCCGGTGCCCGGTGCTGCTCTGCCTTCGGGAGCTTCTTCGCCCCCGCCGCGTTCCGCTGCACGATGCTCCGCCGCACCTTTTCCCGGGTCAGCTTTGCAATGCCGCGCGCCGGGCAGCAGCCCTTCCGGGCCCAGTTTGCCGCCATCTGGGTGCAGTCGAAAAATCCCTGCTCCACCAGTTCTGCCGCCGTGCCCTTCGCCATCCGGTTGCCCGCTGCATCCCAGGCGGTGTACTCCCACACCTCCCGCAGCAGCGTCTTTGTGGCCGCCGGGGGCCGCTTTTCCCGCTCGATCCGCCAGATGCGCGGCTTTTTCACGGTCTTTTTCTGGCGCATGTACTCGCTCTGCAGCCGGTCCCGGTCCGGGAACAGCCCCGCCGCCACCAGCTCGGTGGGGGTGCCTTCGTGCAGCAGCGCGCCGGTCTTCGGGTCGTACAGGCGGTAGACGTAATGTGCACTCATCTTGCCTTCCCTCCGTACAGCTCCACTTCGCAGCCGTCTTCGGTGACGAGCACCCCGCCGTCCAGCGCCCTGGCGATCTGCTGCAGCCGCACCGCGCTCAGCCGTTCCAGCCCGCCGGGCTGTACCCAGCGCTTCACACAGCTCGGTGCCGTTTCGGTCGCCTTCGCCAGCGAGCGCACCGTCTCGCCCCGGTATTTCATGGCTTCTTCCAGTGTCATGCCTGCTTCGCCTCGCTTTCGCTGCGCGCGTACCGGTGCTTTGCCGTCTGCCACGCTTCCTCCCGCCGCTTTTTGGGGTCCACCATATCGCGGCTGACCATGTCGTGCACCTCGCGCAGCTGCACGCCGTGCCTTCCCGCCATCAGCTTTTCAAACCGTTTGCGGGTCATTTTGCATTTGTCTTTGCTCACTTTCTTCTCCTCTCCCAGCTGTCCGGCATGCCCGGCTGCTGCAGGATCGTGTTGATCTTCTTTTCGATCTCGCCCGGCGCCAGCACATTGGCCCCCGCCGGGGCCGCCCGGTGCCCCAGCGCCTTTGCCATGTTCCGCCGGATAAACGCCGCTTTCTGCTCCTGGTAGTCCCGGTCGGCCTGCTTTGCCCGCTCCTCGTCCGGCACGTTCTCGATCGTAATGTCTTCCTTCAGTGCGTCCTCGGCGCACCGGCGCAGCCGTTCCATGGCCCAGCTCAGGCTTTCGTGGCCTTCCTCGTTCACCTGCCGGTAGTTGGCCAGGGTTTCTTCCCGCAGCCGGTTCAGCCGCTTGCTGCTGTAGCCCAGCAGCTCCATGCAGGCCCGGGCGTAGATGGTCCACACCATGCTGGCGGCCACGTCGCCCGCCATGCGCAGCTGCTGCTCCCGCCGGGTGCGGGGTGCGCGCAGCACCGGCACCCGGAACTCCGGTTCCACGCCCTCCGGCAGCCAGCCTTCCCGCAGCGCACGGCTGCGGTCGGTGCTGGGCATCCCTTTGTCGTTGGCCGTCATGGCCACGTCCAGGCTTTCGTAGGCCAGCGCTTCCGCCCGGGCCTCGATCTTGTTCAGCCGGTCCTTCCCCACGCCGAAGCACTGGTGCAGCGCGATGATGATGCACCACCGGGTCATCTCGGCCGTGCCGTCCCGCGTCAGGTCCAGCTCCTGGCTCAGGCTCATGTTCCGTTTCATGTCCGCTTCACCCCTTCCCGGTACTGGTTGTATAACACGATCCAGTCCTGCGTGCCCAGCTGCTTGTCCCGGCCCGCTTCGCTCAAAAGCCGGTAAGCGCCGCTCTCCTTGTCGCCCGGGTGCTGCCAGTCCAGCTTTTCCAGCTCCTGGGCCATCCGGGCCTTGTAGTCCTCTAAGGTCATGGTCTCTCCTTTCACGGCTCGCCGCGGTCGTTCATCCAGCTGCACGCCAGCGCTCTGGCTTCGGCCAGCTTGCTGCATAAATGGTTCACCGCCGTTTCCTTCATCCACTCCGGCAGCTGGTCCACCTGCAGCAGGGCCGCGCCCATGTCCCGCACCAGCTCGTTGCCAAAGGTGTCCACCCGGGCCCAGATTTCTTCCTCGTCCGGGGTCAGATTTACAGGTTTCACGGCAGTTCCTCCACATGGTAGGCTTTCGCGCGGCAGGTGGGGTTCTCTACCTTCGCCGCAAATTCGCCCTTGAGCTTTGCGTCCACCTTCGTGGCGGCCCGCACGATGTAGGTCATACGCAGGGTGTAAAGGCTGTTCGTCTGCGGCAGCTGCTTGCTCAGCTCCACATGTACCCGGTATTTTTTCAGGCCCATGGCGTCAGCCCGCCTTTCTCCGGCGGCCGCGCTTGTCCATGGTCTTGGCGGCCGCTTCGTCTGCCTGCTGCCGCCGGGCCGCAGCTTCGTACTGCCGGTTCTCCTGCCGGCAGTTCCAGCCGTACAGCCCCACCCCTGCCAGCGTGCACAGCACCGCCCATAAGATCAGCGGTGCCCGCGTGGCGGCCGCGCCCGGGCCCATGCCGCCAAAGGCCATCAGCGCCAGCGTGATGCCCGCCTCTGCCAGCCCAATCAGCTTGCCGCCCAGCCACAGCGCCGCAGCGCCCGCCGCCAACACGGCCCATCCGTTCCATTTCCGCATTGTCAAAACCTCCGTTTTGTGTTAAACTTCTGGTGATAGGCGTTGTCAGACTCTATCACCTGTAGGCTCGCCGGTGTTCGCTGCACCGGCGGGCTTTTTGTTTTTTCGGTTCAGCGCTCCCTGTTCCAGCGCTGCGTTTTTGTCAATGCGCCATAGCTTCGGCCCCACCTTTTCGGCCGGCAAAAGCCCTGTGCGGCACATCCTCTGCACCGTCTTCGGGGTAACGCCCATCAGCTCGGCATACTGCGCCGGGCTCAGGTATGCCGGCAGCTGCCGCGCATCATAGATTCGCGCCTTCCGCATGGTTATTTCTCCTTTCAATCCGGACTGAAGGTCTGGCACCGGTATTCTTCGCCGGTTTCTTCCAGATCCAGATTCCACTCGCTGCCAATGGTCTCACACACCGGCCTCGCAAAGCCGATCAGCTCATCGCCCCGCGCAGTCATCAGCACCGCCGTGCCCACAATGCCTGTGCCCATGTAACGGTACTGGTACAGGTCGGTGGCCCGCTCGTTGAACGGCAGCTCCTGCAGCAGCCCTTCTTCGTTCACGATCAGCTGGATGCTGTCCACATCCTCCCGCGCCCAGCTGGCCGCCAGGCAGGTGTCGGCCGCCTCAATGGGCCCACCCACCAGCGCCTGCAGCGTTTCCAGCGTGCAGGTATCCCCGTCGTCACAGGGCAAAAGGTAAGCGCTGGTGTCCACCGGCATCACGATCACAAAACGTTCCATGTCCTTATCCCTCCGTATTGGCATAGCCTGCTTTTTCGGCGTCTTCCACGCTGACATCGTCAAAACACTGCTCCAGCACCATCAGCACCCGGCGCTGTGCGCCGGGGCGCAGGTTTGCCCGGCGCATAGCGATCAGACAATAGCCCATGCAGGCTGCATTGCTCCACGGCCCGTTCAGGTTTGCCAGCATCCGGGCCGCCTCGTTCTTCTTGCCCATCTCTTTGTCCTCCTTGGTTTCATGCATTCTTCCCCGGCTGGCCCTTATTCTCCGATTTGTGCTATACTTGCACTGAAAGGAGATGAAAGCCACCCGTGCTTTACAAAATCATGTTTGAAATTCAATGTCCCTTTGACGCTCTGGGAATTCTGCCTGCAATGGAATCCGAAATCTGCTGCAGCGTTGTCCCCGGAAAGTCTCCGGTTTTCTCGGTTCCTAACGTCTGTGACCGCTGCAACGACACAAACTTTGAGCAATGTCAGCAATGCACTGGCGCAATCTATCAGATGTTCCGGCAGGGGCTTATCCCTGTGGAGTTTCTTCCTTCCTGGCCGGTTCGCACTCTGCCTGACCCCATCCGGCCATGTCTTGAGCTGCTTTCAGAATGATTTCTGCATTCTCGGCAATCACCCCGGAAAGCGACCTGTTATAATCAGGGTCATACACAGCCATCTTTCTGGCCGCCATCCACCCCGGCAGGAATTCCCAAAGGGTCTGTGCCGCTTCCAGTGTTCGGTTATTTTCTTTGCTGTGTAAGTACAGCCCCAGTTCGTTGTAGTCCCTGCTCACCTCTCGCTCAGGTGTGCAGGGCTTTTTCTTGTCCTCGTCCACGTTCTCCGCTCCTTTCATGCGCTCTTGCCCTTATCTGCCGTTCTGTGCTACACTTTCCGACAGAAAGGATGTGGTTTTCTTGGATACTGCTCAGCTCACTTTGATTTTGTCTGCACTCACGACTATCATTGCACTGGTTTCGCCCTCTGTTACTGCGTTCATCAATAATCGTGCGGAGTATAAAAGGCTGTCCGCCAAGCTGTTCTTTGCTTCCAAAATGGAAGCCTATAAAGATTTCCTATCTGCTGCCGCGTCGGCCTCTTATCCGCTAACTCCAGAAGATTTTCGCAAGCTTACGGACGCATCTTCTCGCGTACTCATTTTTTCAAACGAAACCGTTCAAAATGCCGTCAGTAAATATTTTTCCGCTTTGCTTTCTTGTCCCGGAAATCCTTCGGAGAAAGACGTTCAGAAACTCATTGACTCTAAAGCTGACTGCCTTTTGGCTATGCAGACTGATATGCGGACGTTTAAATAATTCCGCCAAGTAGCAAAACATTCAGCGTACCAATTGCCGTCACTATCGGCGCATACCACCGATACCACGTCATTTGTTCCGGTGCCCAGCGTTCCATCAGCGCAACGCCGACCAATGCCGCGCCCCATATTCCTGCTATGCAGATTGCTGCTATCACCTTTTCACCTCCCGCCCCGCTCCGGGGCTTTCTTCATGCGCTCTTGCCCTTATCTGCCGTCCTGTGTTACACTTCCGTCAGAAAGGATGTGCGTTATCATGACGATCGAACAATTTTCTGCCCTTGTCTCTATCGTAGTTACACTTAGTGCTTTTGGTTCTTCCATTCTGACCTCTTACCTCACCAACTCTTTTCAATTGAAATTAAAGAAGCTCGAATTTTCTCACAATGAACATGAATCTTCTATAGCCCATCTGCGAAAAATCTACGAAGACTACATTCTGGCCGCCAGTGCCTGCGTTCACTTCAAAAGTCAAGAAGCCATTCATGACTTCAGCATGTGCTCCGGTCTGGCGCTGTACTACGCTCCTCCCTATCTGCAGGAGAAAATGATGCAGCTTCAAAAACAAATCGATACCGGGAAGTATGCTTATGGCACTGACCCAGACGAATCCACTCTCCTGAACGAGATCATTCTGGAATTGTCAAAGCTAAAGTAATGCTCCAATCTGCACCACAGTGTTTGCCGCGCTCACTACTACTGCGACCCACGCGTACCACTGTACTTTGCCAATGAACGTCTTGGTACACCAGACACTTCCCAGCGCAAAAAGCCAGCTCATTGCGGTCAATACTACGATCATTTTTTCACCTCCTGCCCCTCTCCGGGGCTTTTTTCATGCGCTCTTGCCCGGCTGGGCGGTGTGCGGTTCGATTCCGAAAAGTTCATTCGGAGTGACACCCAGCGCCTTACAAATTGGTACCACATCATCCGATGTCAACCGCTTTCTTCCGCGAAGTAAAGCATTGAACTTCTTCGGGTCATACCCTGCTGCCCGTGCCACCGCTGATTGCTTTAAGCACTTCTCGTCAATGATTTTGTAAATCATGTCCGTTGCACTCATTCCATACGCTCCTTTCGGGTACAAGTTTCTTGGACATTTTTACAATATCACAAGATTCTTGCTTCGTCAAGAGTTTTGTACAATTTTCTTGTACTTTCATCTTGACTTTTCAAGACAGCGCATTTATACTGACCCTAGAACGATGATTTTGAGGAGGTGTTTCCAATGTCTTTTGCCAGTCGTCTCCGACAGGCGCGTGAACAGTCCGGTCTTACTCAGCAGGATTTAGCTGAAAAACTTGGCGTTACAAAAAGTGCCATAGGCAACTATGAAAACGGCGTCAGCAGTCCTAAATGGGATGTTCTTTTGAAAATTTTCGATGTCCTACACGTCGAACCGAATTTCTTGTATCAGGATAGCTTTTCGCCTGACAGCGCCGAACCGGTACTCCTTACTCCCCAGCAGTCCGCGCTGCTCTCGTCCTTCGACCAGCTCAATGAGGAAGGCCAGCAGAAAGCCGTGGACTATGTCGAAGATCTGGTGCTCACCGGGCGCTATAAAAAATGTGCTGCGCTTGGCCTGGGCACAAAAGAAGCATAAATAAAAAAATTCCGTTTCGCTACTTGCCGAAACGGTTCGTTTGTACTGGAGTGATTTTCATGTTTTCTACTGGTATTTCTTACAATGAAGCCGAATCTGCCATTCAGAAACTTGACCCTTCCATGCGTGCAGACTATGAAAAAAGTCTCTCCGACCTCCGAAAAGCCGAGACCGTCTATGCGGAAGAAGGACGGCAAGCCATCAGTTACATGGGTTTGGCGCTCAACTTAGAGAATGCCATGCAGGAACTCGCCGCCACAAAGTCTCTCCTAGATCAGGAACGCGAAAAGTGTCAATTCCTCGACCGTAGTATTTTTCCAATGCTTCTTCTGCTCTGCGGTTTTTTGAGTGCTTTCATCATACCGTTGCTTGCACATTCTTTGTCTTTTTCACCCTTATTGGCCGTTGCTGGCTCTATCGCTTTTTCTGTCATTCTATCACTTATCGGCATCGTCTATACCTACGGAATTTCGGAGCACCTTGGCAAGGATCCTGATTTCTATTTGCTCTATAAATCCTCTCAAAAAGTAAAACTTGCCTTTTTTGTGCTTCTGCCCTTGATGGTTGAGATCATCTATGGAATTATTGAATATTTCCGCCGCTAATCATAAAAAAATCCCCGGCACAAATGTGCCGAGGATGAAAGGAGTTTCATGTTTTCGTTTTGTCGGAATAAATCTGCTGAAAAAGAATCTTACACCCCGCCCGATGTTGAGCCGGGTGATATCAACAGCTATATTCAGAACCGCCTGAATGATCAGATCAGGTGGTACGATAAAAAGGCCCAGCAGGCGCAACGCATTTACAAGCGGCTGCAGTTTGCAGAGTTTGTCATTGCTGCAGCCATTCCGCTGCTTGCCAATTATACAGCCAGCTGCCCTGCAGTCGCTTTTGTCGTTGGCCTGTTGGGCGCTGCGATCACCGTTATCGAAGGTACTGAGCATCTCGGCCGTTACCACGAAAACTGGATCGAGTACCGTTCCGCATGTGAAACGCTGAAGCACGAAAAGAATCTCTATCTCATGAATGCATATCCCTATGGCACCGATGAGACTAAAGAACAGCTCTTTGTGCACAACATTGAAGATTTGCTTTCTTCAGAAGGCAACAAATGGAAGGCTTCCAATGCCAAGTCTGCTTCGTCCAAAGAAAAAGCTCACTCTGAAACCGGCTCATAAGTTTTTTCAAAGACATCAGGTTTGCAGGGATATTTTTCTCCGTTTACCCCTGTAATGATCCAGTCACCAGGCGACGCATGCATCACGCCTTCCAGCGTTTCAATGTACATGTCTTTATCCGTCTGGTATGCATCAACCACAACTGGTTTTTTCTGAAATTTCATATATTCCTCCGAATGTTAAGAAAGGACGTTCAAAATGCCTGCTTTATCTAATTACCGTATCTTTATCAGCCACGCATGGAAGTATGGCGAAGAATATGATCGCCTCGTTGCCCTTCTGGATAGTACTTCAAACTTTTCTTATTACAATTATTCCGCACCAAAAGAAAAGCCTTTGGCGCTTTCTTCCTCCCATGCCTCTAAGGCAGAAATCAAAGAAGCCATCACCGCTAAAATTAAAAATGCACAAGTCGTTCTTGTGATCGGCGGCATGTATACGCTTTATCATGAATGGATGGCGTATGAAGTAAACGAAGCCATGCGTATGGGGAAACCTATTATTGCTATTATGCCCTGGGGCGGTGTTTATATGCCGCTTGAGCTCCAGTCCAAAGCCACCCGGCAAGTCGGTTGGAACTCTGCATCCATCGTAAAAGCAATCCGCGAGCTTGCTTGATTTTATTTTAGCATCTCCATTCAGTCTATGCAAGCCGTCCCATCTTCCGATCAACGATTTAACGTAAAATTCATTTCTTTTATGTTGACATTGTGCGCAAATCGCAATACAATGAGCATGAGGAAGGTGATACTATGGCCAATACCGCAAACATTAACATCCGTATGGATGCCAATCTTAAAAAGCAGTTCGAAGCATTCTGCGCCGATATGGGCATGACCATGACCACAGCTGTCAATATTTTTGCCCGCAAGGCCGTGCGGGAGAACCGCATTCCGTTCGAGATCAGCGGCGATGTGCCCAATGCCGAAACGCAGGAAGCGATCCGTGAAGTCAAGCAGATGAAGGCAGACCCCACTCTGGGCAAGACCTACACCGACGTGGATGAAATGATGAAGGAGCTGCGCTGATCCTGTATCTGACCCGCACCGGTACCCATAGCGATCTGTTCTGATTCATGAGCGCCCCGCCGGGCGCTCTTTTTGCAAAAGAAAAAGCCCACCGGTTTTGCCCGGCAGGCCAACGCGCTCTATTAAGTTGTAGATTCTTCGGTCTGAAAATACGGCGGCAAAATCATAGGTGCGCTGTCAAACGCAGAGGTCAGTTGTGCAATAATTAACGATACGCGATTCATCAATCCACGCTTTTCCTGAATATAGAACGGTATGTTTTCTTCCACTTCCTTCTGGATTGCCGCATCAGATACTTCTTTCAGCGAATCTGATTCTTTCAGATAATGCTCCACAGAATATGTTACCGTAATTTCAAAATTGCAGGCAGGTTCAAATCCAACATGCCGTGTGCACTCTACCCGCAGGCAATCCGATTTCTTTTTTGTAGTCACCGAATCCGATACAATTACTTCCAGACTGCCTGTTTCTTCCGCCGGATCGTCCAATGCGTTCATTTCTACTTTTTCCAGCTGGATCCGGCATCGATTGTTCAACAGTTCTTTCAGCATCTTTTCTTCATCTCCGTTCTTCCATTTACTACAGTCCAGTTCCGCTTCCATAATGCCAGATGGCTGGCATCATCTGGTGCGGTGTCCACTGTCTGTTCTTCTGCTGAATACATTTTCGCCATTTCTTCCGGCAGAATAACGGTACGATTCTCGTGCCATGCAGGAGAAAGATATTCCGTCAGTGCATTCTCTACAACTTTGTTTAACGCGATTCCATCCTCTTGTGCTTTCCGGAACGCTTTTCGATGCAATTCCGGTGAAATGCGGACATTGAATGTCCCGCTAAACTCTTTCTGCGGCTGCTTTCCAACTTCTTGGCAGAATGCCAGATAGTCATCTACTGCTGCATGAAATTCTTGCTCAAGTTCCTTTGCATTCTCTGTGTAGAAATCTACCAGATCGTCAATACCCAGAATTTTTCCGTAAAACACCTGATCTTCGGCGGAATATTCCGGTTTTGCGGAATATCCCTTATAATGCAGTACATTTTTCATACGTGATCATGCTCCTTCAAAAACTGTACCACGCTTTCCACCGAGCCTTTTACCATCTGATCACCTGGATGCGGCTTGTGGAGTGATACCATCGCCCCTGTTTCCGGGTTGTAAAATCGCACCCGTGAACCAGAGGTTGCTCCTTTATTGGATTCTTCGTACCCAAAATGCTTCATGATTTTACAAAGGTCTGTATAACGAAAGTCTGCCGGTGTTGGTTTCTGGCAGAGTTTCCTTATCAGTGTATCAATTTTGCTCATACATTATGCATGGCCTCCGTTTTTCTGTAACTGGATATCAGTTACACCATCATTATACTAATTCATCCAACACTTGTAAACACTCCAAAAGTTGCATACGCAACATCTATTGCGTTTATTTGCGTTTTTAAAAACAGAAAATCCCCCAGCTGTTTCCAGCCGGGGGACCTTCTGCTGCCTGTTGCCCGAATAAGTAGGAGTAATCATGAATGCCTTACAACCCATCGCGTTTCCGCTCTTTGATTGTAGCGCGGCCCTGTGATTTCTGCAAGCCGTGAGTTTTTTGAAAAAAGAAGTACCCGGCGCTGGTACGAGCAACGCCGGGCTGAATGGAAGCTTACACAAAACGAAGGTAAATCTTTTTGCGCCTGCCGGGTCTATTGTACCACCTCCCGGCCGGGCGCGCAAGCCGGGAGGTTTTGCTGCATGACAAACAAAAAAGGTTCCGATGGCCGTTACCGCTATCGCGTCTGTATCGGTAAGGATGAAAGCGGCAAGCCAAAATACAAAAGTTTTTATGGCACCACCGCCCGCGAAGCCCGCGCTGCAGCGGAAGCCTACCGCGCAGCACTGGGCAAAGGCATGGACCCGGCGCAGGCCAAGGCCACCCTTGCCACCCTGTACGATAACCTGATCGCAGCCAAAAAGGCCAAGGGCATCGGCCAGAAAAGCCTTGACCGCTACGAGGATAACAAAAATCATTGGGGTCCGCTGCTGGAGCATCCCGCCGCCGACCTGCGGACGGCCGATTTTCAGAAGGTGCTGAACGCTCTGGCCGACTGGCACGACGGCAAGCCGCCCTTGTCCCACTTCACCCTGTCCAACCTGCGCAGCAGCGCAAAGGCCGCGTATGAGCTGGCCATCCCTGAGATCGTCCAGTATAACCCCATCGTCAAGACCACCTGCCCTGCCGGTGCCGACCCCGAGCCCCGTGAACCCATCTCGGAAGAACAGCAGCGCTGGATCCGTGAAACGCCCCACCGCGCCCAGCGCGCTGCCATGCTGCTGCTTTACTCCGGCCTGCGCCGCGGCGAAGCCACCGCCCTCACATGGGCCGACGTAGACCTGGACGCCGCCACGATCACTGTCAACAGCGGCTATAACTTCCACAACCAAAAGACCAAAAAGCCCAAGACTGCGGCAGGCCGCCGTGTGGTCAACATTCCCCGCATCCTCGTGGACTACCTCAAGACCCAGCAGGACGGCTGTCTGTATGTGCTGCACACGGTAAAGGGCCGCCGCATGACCGAGCAGGCATGGAAAACACTGTGGAGCAGCTACATGGCCGACCTGAACGTGAAGTACGGCTACAACGGTGCGGAAAGCAAAAAACGCCCGGGCGGCCTGCCCATGCGCATCGAGCCCTTTACCCCGCATCAGCTGCGGCACACCTTCTGCACCCTGATGTACTTTGCCGGTGTCGATGTCCTCACCGCCCGCGATCAGATGGGCCATAAAGACATCAGCGTCACCCTCGGCATCTATACATCTCTTGATAAAAAATTTAAGAAAAAGAAGATCAACCGGCTCGACTCCTATCTCCGAAAACAGACGGGCTAG